GCATTGCCGATTTCTACGAGTTATCAGGTTTAGCTAGCCATAGCGATTACACCGATAACAACTGGGGTTGGACCGATTTATCTGGCGTGAAGATCACGGTAGGTTCGGACGGCGCCAGAATTAAATTCCCACAACCTGAAAGGATTAAATGAAAGGTAAAGTAATATGAACCGATCATCAAATACGGATTTACAGACACAAGGCTTGGAGATACCGGCTTTTCTAAATCTCATCCATATCCAACTAGATGATATGGGCGTCGACTTGGGTAATTTAGAAAAAGCATTACTCGCTGTGTCACGGACGGTTGACGACACCCAAGAACCAACCAGCATGGATACGCTTGACGTGAAAACACCACTGGGATCTGAATTAAACGACATAATGGCTCGTATTGTGTTGCACACGAATTTCGTGTCAAGACTACGACGTTCTTTGGAGATATAAGGAAAATCATGCAAAGTAATAGACTAACCCTAATGGCTGGCCGCGCAACGGCCCTTGCCCAAAAACACTCGCCCGATATTTTGTTTGCGCTTGGATTAAGCGGGATGATTGGCTCCGCAGTCTTGGCATCCAAAGCCTCAACGAAATTCGAAGAGACCAAAGCCCATACGCAGGGTATTATCGATGCCGATATTTTCCAACTCGAAGATGAGCGTGCTACTGGTAAAATTGACGACGTCCAATTCAAGAAAGGCCTGGGGCTCACTTACATAGAGGCCGGGACCATCTGGGCTAAACTCTATGGCCCGGCGGTTATCTTAGGTCTTGCTAGCGCGACCGCTCTGACGACTGGTCATATTCAGTCTCGTAAACGCCTTTCCAGTGCTTTAGCCGCTTATGGCGTGCTCGAACGTGGATATTCAGCATATCGTAACCGGGTCGTTGAGAAACTTGGCCAGGAACAAGATGATGAATTTCGTTTTGGTTTTCCAGAGAAACGCTCCTACAAGAGTGTGGATGAATCTGGCAAAAAGAAGACCGTTAAACACAACTGGCATCCCGAGCAGGCTGATAAATCGGCCTTGTTTGACGAGTTTAATCTCAATTGGCGTAATGACCCTGGTTTGAATTTATATTTCCTAAAGGCTGAGCAGGCCCACCTTAACGATCTTCTTAATTCCCGCGGTCACGTATTCTTAAATGAGGTGTGGGATGCTCTCGGGATTCAGCGAACACCGATGGGTGCTTTAACCGGTTGGGTTAAAGGCGAAGCTGATGGTATGACCAACGTAATCGATTTAGGGCTGTACGAGACACGCAATCAGGCCTTCATTGATGGCCATGAAGCCTCTTGTATGATCGACCCCAATATTATGGGCACGGTCTGGGATCTTCTTTGACTGAGAGATGGTCTAAAAGCGTTGGCCTATTATGGCGTTCTGGGCGACTCCTTAGCGAATAACCCAGAACTCTATATTATGCCGGACAATGACATCCCACCTTGGAACCCGGATTAGATGGTTACTATAACAGATATCCTGCATCGGAAAGACAAAAAAACTGTTTGTCCTGATTGCGGACATGATAAATGTATGCATCGTATTGCTCTCCCTAAACCAGGGTGTTTAAAATGCGATTGCATTAATCAAATGCTTTCACCGAAAGAGGCTAGTAATGAACCAAACGACTAAACATATTCTTGGCGGTTTTATCGTCGGTAGTGGTATTGGATATTTGGTTGGCGTTATTCTTGCTGATCAGCTATATCCCGAATACTACACGGACGAAGAACTTGCTGCCTATAAGGAAAAACTAAAGATTTACACCGATAACAACGAGATTAGACCTATGACAAAAGAAACGCGCGGCGATAATAAAAACCGAAAAGTAAAAGTGTCAACCGATTACGCCCGTATTTACGGCGAAAAAGCTGATATCGACAAGTTGATCAAAGATGGTTTCTCAAACGAACCTGCTCCTGACTATTCTTGGGAAGATGTGGATGATACCGTAACGTTCGAAAATATCGGTGAGCTTGGGGAAGACTACTGGAAAGAAACGCGCGACGATATGGTCCCGCATGTTATTACGGAGGAAGAGTATTTACTCAACGAGCCTTCCTACAAACAAGTACCTCTTTCGTACCATGGTCCAGATGATGTTCTTACTGACGTGAAGGGTTCTCCAGTACCTAGTTCGACAAAGTTAGTAGGAGACTACGCGCTTGTGAACTTCGGTGCATTTGCTGAGGACGACCACATTGTGTACGTGCGTAATCCTGTGTTCGAAGTCGATTACATGGTTCAGCTTATTGACATGTCGTACGAAGAGAGTGCTGGTTTATCGCGGCCGTTGAGGAAGACAAAAGTGAAACCTACTGAAGGAGAAGATGCCTAGATATTCGATTAACGATGAATATTTTCTTTGGTTATACGCCATAGTTAATGGTCAAAAAGATTACTCCAAGTTAGCTAGTTATTTTCACGGCATACCATTCCGTTGGACGATAGAAAATGATAGCAATCGTCTGTTGGATGGGTATGCGTTGCGTGAGAAATTTCTACAAGATTCGCATATCCGTTATAGCGACACGGAAAAAGAAAGTTTGTTGTATCATTCTGTAAGCTTTTTCGAAGTCGTTATGGTGCTGTGTGATCGTATGGAATTTCAACTAGCTGACTTGGAGAGTCCTTCCAAACACCATATTTGGTTCGAAGAGCTTCTCGGTAACATTCAACTAGATGTTTATGTGGGTGATTTCCGAATGACACGTCGAAATCAAGAAGCTATAGATTATAGTATCAATGTGGTGTTAGACCGTACGTACGATCCTTATGGGAATGGCTCATTATTCCCTATTATCCGCCCAAACCATGGGGATGTACGTACGGTCGAGCTATGGTACCAGTTGGAAAACTACTTAGAAGAGCGATACCCCGTCTAGATAACATGTGACGGTTTTTTTTCTCGTCGGGGTATTGTGACGGTTTTTAGATAGCAATTATTATGAATATTATTACTTTGTGACATATGTGACACTATTTAGACCCTTTTATTAATCGCGAGAAGTATATATATATATATAAAGGGTAGAAATGACGGATAAAATGTGTAACAAACGTCACAACCTAAAAGTGTCACAGGACGAGAGGTGTCTATGGATTTTTTCAGGATTACTATTGATCGGTCTCAAAGAGATGGTTTGGTGGTTATATCCCCAGATTTCGTGGTAATAAGATCTAGCGATCTCATGATACGAGGTGGCGCATTTTATGCTGTTTGGGATAGAGACGCTGGCCTATGGTCTACGGATGAGTACGATGTACAGAGACTAGTGGATCGCGAGTTAGTTAATACCAAGAATGAGTATGAATCCAAACATCCTGACGCCCGAATTCAGGTTAAATATTTAGCTACATATTCGTCTGGTATGTGGGCCAAATTTCAGGCTTATCTGAAGAACTTGGGGGATAGTTATGATCTTTTGGATGCTGAATTAACGTTTGCGGATGAGACACCTAAAAAAACGGATCATATCAGCAAGCGTCTATCATATTCTCTAAGTGATGGGCCGTGCGAAGCGTGGGATGAGCTCGTTGGAACGTTATATCTACCTTCCGAGCGAGAAAAGTTAGAATGGGCTATTGGGTCTGTGATCGCTGGAGATGCTAAAGATATTCAGAAATTTATAGTGATCTATGGTCCTGGCGGTGCTGGTAAATCAACAGTACTCAACGTTGTGCAGTCGTTATTTGACGGCTATTACAGCGTATTCGAAGCCAAAGAGTTAACTAGCGGGGCTAATAACTTTGCGACGGAGCCCTTCAAGAATAACCCGTTGGTGGCGATAGATCATGATGGAGATTTGTCTAAGATCCGTGATATTACCAAATTGAATTCAATCGTATCTCACGAACAAATCGTGGTAAACGAGAAGTTTAAGTCCACGTATTCGATGCGGTTTAACGCGTTCCTGTTCATGGGTACAAATTCCGTAGTCAAGATAACAGACAGTCGTGCTGGCTTAATACGCCGATTGATCGATGTGCACACCTCAGGTGCTAGATTGACTCCGGATCGGTATGATATTTTGGTTTCGCAGATTCGATTTGAGTTGGGATCGATAGCGAATCATTGCCTTAAGGTGTACCGATCGAAGGGTAAGTTATATTACAACCATTACCGGCCTTTAATCATGATAGCGGCAAGTGACTACTTCTATAATTTTGTAGAGGAATACTATGTTGATTTTCGTGATGCCCCCTATGTTACTTTGACTAGGGCCTTTGATCTATACAAAAAATTTGCCGAAGAATCCGGCTATGAATATCGCCTACCAAAACCTAAGTTTCGTACCGAGTTGATGGGGTATTTCGATATTTTTAAAACCGTAGACCGAGTTGAGGAAGGCCGTCAAATTCGTAGTGTATATCGTGATTTTAAGACGGATTTGTTTGATTCTATGACGACCGAAAAACCATCGTCCATCAATCTGGTCCTTGATTCAACTGAGTCTATATTTGACGAGCGTTTTGCAGATTGCCCTGCTCAATATGCGGATGAACGAACTGGAATACCGCTAAAGAAGTGGGTCAATGTGACAACTACGTTGCGAGATCTGGACACCACAAGACTTCATTATGTCCAGGTGCCCGTAAATCATATTGTAATCGACATGGATTTACGGAACGATCAAGGCGAGAAAGACCAAGAAGTGAATTTTCAGGAAGCCTCAAGATGGCCCCACACCTATGCCGAGTTTAGCCAGAGTGGGAAGGCCTTACACCTTCACTATGATTACGATGGTGACGCCGAAGAATTAAGTCGTATATATTCTCCGGGTATCGAAGTTAAAGTATCTGTAGGAGATGCTGCTATTCGACGCAAGTTAACTAAATGTAATAATATTCCCATTGCCGTGATAAGCGATGGTCTCCCTAAAAAGGAAAAATCCATGATAAATTTTGATCGGGTACAAAGTGAAAAAGGACTCCGAAATCTTATTGAACGGAATCTTAGTAAGGATATCCACCCGGGGACAAAACCATCTATAGACTTCATTCATAAGATATTGGATGATGCGTATGACGGCGATCTCGTTTTCGATCTAACAGATATGCGCCCCGTAATCTTGAAATTCGCTATGAATAGCACAAATCAATCTGATTACTGTGTAAAATTGGTTGGGCAGATGCGATTTAAATCGGAAGATCCTATAGAAGAGATGTCGGAAGAGGATCCCCCGGAAGACACACTAGTTTTTTTTGATGTAGAGGTGTTTCCGAATCTGTTTTTGGTGTGCTGGAAGTATAACGGGGACGGGTGTGCACCAGTAAGAATGTTTAATCCTTCACCGGAGGATATAGAGGGTTTGCTCAAATATCCTTTGGTAGGTTTCAATAACCGCAGATATGATAACCACATTTTATATGCCCGATATTTGGGTTATTCAGAATCAGAATTGTTCCACTTAAGCAGTAAGATCGTTAGCAATAGTGCCAATGGATATTTCCGTGAGGCTTTTGATATTTCCTATGCCGACGTGTATGACTTCAGTACAAAGAAGCAAAGTCTAAAAATGTTTGAAATTGAGCTCGGGCTTAAACATAATGAGTTGGATATTCCGTGGGATGAACCAGTTCCAGAAAATTTGTGGGATAAAGTTGCGGAGTATTGCGATGATGACGTTATAGCTACTGAGGCCGCATTCTATGATCGGTATGGGGACTTTGTTGCCAGAAAGATCTTATCTAAACTTAGTGGTTTATCGGTAAACTCAACAACTAAGTATCACACCGCTAGAATTATATTCGGAATCGACAATACCTACAAAGATGAATTCGTATATACAGACCTATCAATCGATTTCCCGGGGTATATGTTCGAGGGAGGGAGAAGTACCTATCGTGGGGAAGATCCAGGAGAAGGAGGATACGTCTACGCTGAACCTGGGATTTATGAAAATGTGGCGCTTCTTGATGTGGCGTCTATGCACCCAACTAGTATTCGAGAATTAAATTTGTTCGGGAAGTATACCAAAGCTTTTTCAAATTTAATGGATGCCAGGTTAGCGATTAAGCACCGAGATATAGACCGAGTAAAAGAGGTTTATGATGGAAGACTTATCCCCTACTTAAACGATGACCTACTTGACGATCTTGCCCATGCTTTAAAAATAGCTATTAACACCGTTTATGGGTTAACTTCTGCTCGCTTTGATAATCCCTTTAGGGATAATAGGAATGTAGATAATATCGTGGCTAAACGAGGCGCTTTATTTATGATAGATTTGAAGCTAGCTCTACAAGAGTTAAATATTCCAGTTTATCATATTAAAACGGATTCTGTAAAGGTCCCGAGTGATCCAAAGATTATAAAATTTGTTGTGGATTTTGGTGAGAAGTATGGTTATACTTTTGAGCATGAAGAAACTTATTCTCGGTTTGCTTTAGTGAATAATGCAGTTTATGTCGCTCGCAAAGAGTCTGGGGAATGGACTGCCACTGGTAGTGAATTTATACACCCCTACGTGTTTAAGACCTTGTTCAGTAAGAATGACGTTGTCTTCGACGATCTTTGTGAAACAAAAGCTGTTACCGGTGATTCTCGTATATATTTGGATTTGAATGAGGGTTTAGCAGATGTGTCGGATTATGAGCAAGAGTTAAATACTCGGGAAACTAATCAACGTTCAAAGACTTCTAAACGGTTAAATATTTCGATGAAGGACTATAGCGATGAGGATCTTCGAGAGATTATATCATCGGGCCATAACTATCAGTTCGTCGGTAAGGTTGGGTCGTTTTACCCGGTGCTCGAAGGATCTGGAGGAGGTGTCTTGTACCGTGTAAAAAACGGAAAATACTATGCCGTAAGTGGAACTAAAGGGTGGCGGTGGTTGGAGCGAGATATGGTTCGGGAACTTAACCTACAAGATAGAATAGACCCGGCATATCACTCGCAATTGGTATCCAATGTTGTAGACCATCTGGGAGAGTTCGGCGACGTTATGGGATTTCTAAATGAATAGGTCCGTTGTGTTGTCGGTAACAAAAATAAACTCCCAATGTAATATCTTTAACGATGAAGGATTAGAAGGGTTGCTTGATTCGAAAACAGAGTGGCCAGTATTCAACCATAGCGGAAATATACAGCAGATAGGAACTGCGAAAGTTATTGCCGTTACTGATGAGATCCAGATTTTGATAACGTTCACAATAAATCCATTTTTACAGGAGGCTATTTAAATGACCGGTCCGAAGAAATCAAAGCAAAACATTACCATCGAAGATGCCAGAATCATATTTCGTAATTTTGAAGGGAAGGGTGATAAATATAATGTTGACGGGCGCCGAAATTTCTGCGTGTTGCTCGACGATGATATTGCGGGAATACTTGCGAAGGACGGTTGGAATATTCGCAAACTGTCTGCTCGAGAAGAAGGCGACCAGGATCAGCCTTATATGCAGGTTTCTGTTAGTTATAAGGCTCGCCCACCAAAAATCGTCCTTATTTCCGAAACGACCAAGAGACGAACTTATATCGATGAAGACACTGTTCATATTTTAGATTGGGCTGATATTGCTATGGTAGATATGATAATATCGCCATACCATTGGGATGTGAGTGGAAAACAAGGGATCAAGGCTTATCTGAAGAAAATGTTTGTCACATTAGAAGAGGACGAGCTTGAACTGAAGTACGCCGAAGACGGGTTGTCCGAAGACGACTCATATTCCGATCCGGATCAGGATGACGAAGACCCTTTTTAAACATCAAAAAGATGCTATAGAAGGACTCAGAACCGGCTCGATCCTTTTGGGTCCTGTCGGTTCTGGGAAATCTATTACCGCCCTCGCTTACGTTTATAACAAGGTTTGCGGAGGATCCATCGATCCTATTGGGAACCCAGATCGCTTTATAAAGATATATGTTATCACCACTGCGAAAAAACGAGATTCTTTAGACTGGATCGGTGAGGCTGCGTATTTTGGGATACAATCTAGAGGGGACGACTTTATTACTATACAGGTTGATTCGTGGAACAATATTGGAAAGTATCTGACTGTTAAAGACGCCTTTTTTATTTTTGATGAACAACGGGTTATTGGTTCCGGGGCATGGGCAAAAGCATTTATAAAAATTGCTAAGAACAATAACTGGCTACTGTTAACCGCTACACCAGGTGATACTTGGCTCGATTATATTCCCGTATTCATAGCCAATGGTTTTTACAAGCACAAAACCGATTTTTTGCGACAACATGTAATCTTTAACAGTTTCGTTAGTTTTCCTAAGGTTGACCGCTATATTAACGAAGCTAAGTTAATAAAACATCGGCGACAAGTTATGGTCAAAATGAAATATCGTCGAGTTGTTGAAAGACATCACATATCTTTGGAGATACCCCATGACGAAACTTTGTTGCGCACGGTTGTCAGGGATCGGTGGAATCCGTTTAAAGAAAAACCGGCGGTTAATGCCGCCGAAGCTTGTTATATCATGAGGCAAGTTGTAAACTCACATCCTGGTAGATTAAAGGTCGTTGACGAATTAGTTCGAAGACATAAACGAATAATTCTGTTTTACAACTTTAATTATGAGCTATATCGTTTGCGAGAGTTAGGAAAAAAACATAACATTGGGGAATATAATGGTCACAAGCATCAGGGGATCCCGCAAACTAGTGAGTGGCTCTATTTAGTTCAATATACATCCGGGGCCGAAGCCTGGAATTGTATCGATACTAACGTGATAGTTTTCTTCTCATTAAATTACTCTTACAAAACGATGATACAGGCTTCTGGGCGAATAGATAGAATGAATAGCCCGTTTTCCGAGTTGTATTATTATTATCTTGTTAGTAATTCGACCATAGATAAGTCTATTATGCGGACTATAAAAGACAAGGGTATATTCAACGAGCGAGAGTTTTTAACCAAACAAGGCTTAGTTTTTTCTTCGCAGGAAAAACATATGCTATAATAGAGAGATAAGCTTAGCTTTTCTTTTTTCGTAGGAGAAACGGTATGCTTGAGAAAAAATTTGAGAAAGACGTCGTACAAAATTTACTGAGATTGTATCCTGGCGCTTATGTGATTAAAACAAACGCCAATCATATACAAGGATTCCCTGATCGTATAATGTTGTATTATAATTTTTGGGTGGCCTTCGACACGAAACGTCATGCTAAAAGTTCAAGACAACCAAACCAAGAGTTTTATATTCGGGCTCTCGATAAATTATCGATGGCTATGTTTGTTTCTCCCGAAAACGAAAGTGAGTTTTACCATGGAATTCAAAGAGCACTCGAAGCACGTCGGTGAACACGCTTTTCTCGGAGCAAGTCGATATCACTGGGTTAATTATACCCGAGAAAAAATGGTTCAGGTTTTTACAAACTATCGAGCGGCTCAACGAGGAACCGAGCTTCATGCCTTAGCGGCTCTTTTGATAGAAAAAAACATAAAGGTAGCAGAAAAGCCTGTGGCTTTTAATATGTTTATAAATGACGCCATAGCTTTTAAAATGAAACCCGAGCAACTTTTGTATTTTTCAGAATATGCTTTTGGGACTGCTGACGCTATTATTTATCGCCCACCAATATTACGCATCCATGATTTGAAAACGGGAGTATCCAAACCCTCAATAAAGCAGTTAGAAATTTATGCTGCTTTATTTTGTTTGGAGTATGAACCTAATCTCACAGATCTGGAATTTCATTTGCGCATTTACCAAAATGACTCGGTTCTCGAGCATTTTTCAGAAATAGATGATATTGTTCATATAATGAATAAGATACGAAACTTCACAAAACTATTAAACGAAGTAAGCAAAGATATGGAGTAATACATGGCTGAATTAGAGCATATCGGAACTAAACGTCATTCTGGAAGATATCCTTGGGGTTCTGGTGGGCACGGAGAGCAACGAGAAACGAGTTTCTTAACTGTTGTTAAGGAGCTTGAAAGTGGAGGTCTCAGCGAAGTTGAGGTCGCTGCGGCCCTTGGTATTAAAACTACAGAATTACGAGAGATAAAAGCAATTGAGCGTGGACGAAAACGAGCCGCTGATCATGCTCGCGCTATTGCATTAAAGGATAAAGGGCTTTCAAATTCAGCTATCGGTCAGAAGATGGGTGGGTTAAACGAATCAAGTGTTCGTAGTATTTTGGACCCGGTTTTATTGGAGCGTGCCACCATAATTGAACGACTCGCCAACTTCCTAAAATCCATCATAAAAAAGAAAGGTCCTATTGATGTTGGTGGTGGTGTCGAAGCCTCTTTAGGTGTCCCAAGAACGAAACTAAACGCCGCGATTCGCAGTGCTGAGCGGGATGGATATAATGTCTATTATATTGAAACCCCACAACTAACTACGGGAAAGATGACCTCGATTAAAGTGTTAGCGCCTCCCGGAATGACATATAGCGATGTTTTTAAGACTCGAGCCGCGATAGGGACAGTAACTGATTATTCTCCGGATAGTGGGAAAACTTTTTTGGGATTAGATCCCATTCAAAACGTCTCCTCTGACAGAATTAGTATTGCGTTTAATTCAGATAAGGACGGTCTTATAGAATTACGCGCAGGAATTTCGGATTTGGATCTCGCCAATTCTCGCTATGCCCAAGTACGTATAGGTGTTGATGGAACCCATTACCTTAAAGGTATGGCTATTCGTGGGCATTCTCTTCCCACCGGTAAGGATATTGTATATCACACATCAAAAAGCGAAGCCCCAGCAAAGGATGTTTTCAAGGAGATGACGGGTGATCCGGATAATCCTTTTGGGGCTACTATTAAAAAAGGGGGACAGCGTGGGGCTTTGAACATGGTGTATGAAGAAGGTGATTGGCATACTTGGACTAGAAATATATCATCACAAATACTCTCTAAACAACAACCAGCTTTAGCTAAGAGACAGTTAGACCTCGACAAAGGTCTTCGAGACGAAGCTTTTAAAGAAATTACGTCCATACAAAATCCCGTGGTCCGTAAACAGCTTCTACAAGCGTTTTCGGATAAATGTGACGCAGCAGCGGTTGATTTAAAAGCCACTGCGTTGCCCCGTCAGTCATCGCATGTAATACTACCAGTACCCGAATTAAAACCGAACGAAATATATGCGCCCATGTTCCGGAATGGAGAACAGGTGGTCTTAGTTCGTCACCCACATGGCGGAATATTTGAAATACCAGAAGTTGTTGTTAATAACAAACATGCGGGCGCAAAAGATCTTTTAGGAAATTCCGTTGATGCTATAGGTATACACCCCGATGTGGCTCATAAATTATCTGGGGCAGACTTTGACGGCGATACTGTCATTGCTATACCTAATGACCGAGGATATGTTAAAGCTAGCAGATCGCTAACAGCATTAAAAGATTTTAATCCAAGTGAAACGTATCCGCCATATGATGGAATGCGCCGAATGAGTAAAGTCGGAACGCAGATGCATATGGGGGATGTGACCAATCTAATCACGGATATGACGATAAAAGGGGCGTCGCAATCCGAGATCGCAAGAGCGGTAAAACATTCTATGGTGGTTATCGATGCTGAGAAACATGGGTTAAATTATCGTCAATCGGGTATTGACAACGGGATATCGCAGTTAAAAGAAAAGTATCAAGGAAGCTCCCGGTCTGGCGCATCTACCGTTATCTCAAGAGCTTCATCTCAAAAGCGCATTCCTCATAGGACTGAGGGAGAAACGCGCATAGATCCGGTTAGCGGTAAGAGTCGAAAGGTTTATATTGACCCTAATACTGGAGAGAAATTATTCACTACAACCGGAGAGACGTACACCAACAAGCGTGGTCAAGTTGTAGAGAGACAAACTCTTACAACTCAGATGGCCGATAGCAAGAGCGCTTTTGATTTATCTTCCGGAACAAAGATGGAGACTTTGTATGCTAGTTATGCCGACTCATTAAAATCTATGGCCAACAAAGCAAGAGTTGAGATGGTTGCGACTCCATCTTTACAATACGATCGGGAAGCGAAATTAACGTTCTCCAACGAGGTTGCTAGTATTAACGCAAAGCTTCGTTTAGCTGAGAGAAATCGCCCTAAGGAGCGTAAAGCGCAGCTCGTCGCTAACAAAATTTACAGAGCTAAGCTCGATGCTAATCCCAATTTGGATAAAGGTCAACGCAAGAGGCTGCGCCAGCAAGCTTTGACCGCCGCCCGGGCTAGACTAGGTGCTAAGAAACCAGAGTTTCCGCTATCAGATCGCGAGTGGTTAGCGTTAGACATGGGGGCTATTTCAAACAACAAAGCTCTCCAGGTTATGAGATATACAGATCTGGATCTGATTAAAGAACATGCTCTACCTAGACGTCGCTATGTAATGACCGATCTCAAGTTGGCAAGAGCCAAAATGATGACGGCGTCCGGCTATACTCCGTCGGAGATAGCATCAGCGTTGGGTGTTTCCCCAACAACAATTGTGAATGCTTTGGGCGAGGAAACAGGAGGTTAATGATGACAGATAAGATTGTTTTAACATCCGAAAAGAAGATGTTGACCACTGTGGATAACCCATTCAACCCTTTTACAGAATTTGAGGCTTGGTACCGATTCGATGTAGACAAAGGGTATTACACCTGCGGGCTATTGAGTCGTATAGTAAAAACTTCAAATGTGTTGTCAAGACTTGATGAAGAAGAAGCTATTGATGTTGCTATGGATTCTATAATTACTAATAATTTTTATGGTGTTCATCGGGTCGTTGACGAAAACTTTTACCGTGATGAAGGCGACTCTGATGTTTCGCCTGCCTAGGAGGGGGGGTACCCGCTAGATCTACCCCCTACTTAAATCGCCACACTCTTAAAAATTTCTCCAGAGGGGATTTTTTAGAGATCAATCGGACTCTTTCCGACAGATGGGAGGCGTAGTGTCTACTGGAATCTCCTTTCAACTAGAGAAATCTAGTCTTTAACGGCTCATAACGCCTCCTATCTGTCAGAAAGAGTCCATTTTCCCACACATACAAAGGAGGTCATATGCCAACTGACATAAAACCAAAACAACGACCTTCTACTAATTCTCGAATGCGGGAGAAAGTATTGGTTGGTCTATCTTACGATCTTGCTGAACGACAACTGCGTGATGGAACCGCCACATCGCAAGTTCAGTTACATTTTTTGAAGATGGGGTCGAGTTCGGAAGAGCTTGCCAGGATAAAGGTTGCTCATGAGAACGAACTGTTAAAAGCAAAGATCGAAGTTTTAGAATCTCAGCAACGAAGTGAAGAGCAATACAGAGCCGCGTTGGAAGCCATGCGCAAATACAGCGGTAATATTTCGGAAGAAGTTTACGATGAGTAAACGTACGATAGATCAATTGTCATTACTAGATTCTTTCGAAGACCGATTCGGTTATCTGAAGCTGACCGGATCTGTTGGACGAGATATTTTTGGAGATAACCGATTTCTAAATCAACAATTTTACCAAAGTCGTCAATGGCGGGACGCTCGAAATCAGGTTCTTATACGAGACGATGGTTTAGATTTGGGGTGTGTTGGATATCCAATCTTTGGTCAAGTGATTGTTCACCACATGAACCCCGTTACTGAAGATGATCTTTTGGATTTTAATCCGGACGTACTTAATCCCAGGTTTTTAATTTCGGTAAGCGTACAAACGCATCAAGCTATACATTACGGGATTAATAATTTCTCTCCAAGGTTGTCGATTGAGCGGCGCCTCGGGGATACAAAGTTATGGTAATTATAAAAAAAAAGGAGCTCGTAATGAAAAAGATGTTGGATGATGAACCAGTTAAAGATATAACAGAAGATATTTTGGAAGTACTCGAACCGATGGTTGGGGATGGCCTTTCGAAAGAGAAAGCAGTTGTGGAGGAATCTCTAGAAGTAGAGGAACTCCCAGAAAAAAAAAGTAAGAATAAACGAAAAAAAATCTCGTTGCAAGTCACTAGCATAACGGCTAGAGTTATGACCCGACCGGATTACGATCTCTCCAATAAGCGGGTATATCTGGCCAAGAAGGGGCAACGGTTGAGCGGAATCATGGTCGGTGATGGCTGGTATGAAGTTTCTCGGGGATTCATCGAAGCTAAACGCGTAAAGGTGGTATAGTATGGCGGGTGATCCGGACGTTTTATCTAACATTCTAAAAAGCGTTAAAGCCGGGTTGCTAATTCCTGAGTCTGAAACAATATTTGATTCGGCCTTAGTGCTACACATTAATTCCGCCTTCACAAATCTTAACAATCTTGGTGTTGGCCCCGACGATGGATATGCGATTTCCACGGGATCAACCGAAAGTTGGAGTGATTTACTTGGGGTCGTCCCGGAATCATTCATGTCGTTGGTGAAGAGTTACACCATTCTATTTGTTAAGACGTTATTTGATCCGACAGGATCTAGCGTCATAATGACCGCGACCAAAGAATTGTTAATCCAAATGGAAGCACGAATTAATCAGCAGATAGAATTATATTCACTACGGGAGGTTTAACTATGTCCGATAATTTGCAACACACCGGTGTCAAAGGTATGAAGTGGGGTGTTCGGAAAGATAAACTTCGATCTTCACGAAAACTCTCCGACGAAGAACTTCGTACTCGGGTTAAGCGATTGAGCCTGGAACAACAGTACAGAAATTTAAATCCCAGTACAATCCAATATGGTGAGCGGTTTGTTTCCACTACAGTAGGAATGACTATTACGGGGTTAGCCGTTATGGCGTCGGCTGCCGCTGTCAAAACTATTGCTTCTGTTGTTAGTGGTGGATAATAGATGCCGTATTCCTAAATAAATAATTCATGCTTTCAAATACTGCAACCCCAAGATACTACGACGCCTTTCGTCAGAGAGTCTTAGACGGTTTAATCCCAATCAATAAATATATTTCTATGGAGATGAATCGGATCGACGATCTGATAGATAATCCTGGTATATATTACGACGAAGAAGCTGTTGAAGGTTTCATTGCCTATTGTGAAGGCGAACTGACTTTGACTGACGGAAGCGATCTGTTTTTGTTAGACTCGTTTAAGTTATGGGTTGAGCAAGTCTTGGGTTGGTATTATTTCGTAGATCGAAGTGTCTACGAACCGTACCCGGATCATCATGGTGGTCGTTATATTCGCAAGCGAGTGAAGAAGCGGTTGGTTAACAAGCAATATTTGATTGTTGCTCGCGGAGCCGCTAAGACCATGTACGGGATGTGCCTTCAAAGCTTTTTCTTAAACGTTGATACAGCCACAACCCACCAAATCACAACCGCTCCGACGATGAAACAGGCTGAGGAAATTTTATCTCCACTGAGAACCGCAATAACTAGATCGCGAGGACCGTTGTTCAAATTCCTTACGGAGATCACCTCCCGTAAACAAAACGGAATCAACATACAGCGAGCAAAGTTAGCATCGACTAAGAAGGGCGTTGAAAATTTTCTTACCGGCTCGCTACTAGAAGTTCGGCCTATGTCCATTCATAAACTACAAGGTCTTCGCGTTAAGACGGCCACGGTTGATGAGTGGTTATCTGGCGATACTCGTGAAGATGTTGTTGGTGCAATCGAACAAGGCGCATCCAAAGTTGACGATTATCTTATTGTGGCCATGTCTT